TGTAACCCCACCATAACTTTTTATCGGAAGAGCAGTCATCTGTTAATTTACACCAGTTTGTCAAGGAATTGTAAATTACAAATCCACTACTACCCCCAGTTTGCTCACAGTAACTGTCATATTCAAAGCAGAAATTATCAGTTGTGCCAGTCAATTCAAGGAGGGGAATCATACTTTCCTTTTGACTAGCAGTTTGTGTGATAAGATAATATCCATCACTATTCCAAGTCACAGTACTGTTTCCATTATTACGAAGATTTATGTTGTTGCCGAATGTTGTGCTTGTGTTATCTGCACTTGCATCATCTTCAAAGAAGTACTCGATGCCAAAGTTGTCGAAGTTATCAATTACACATTGTAGTACATCGAATAGGTCGGTGTCTTCTATACTGATTATTCCACCACCAGTAGATATTAAACTATCCACTTCCTGTTTCGTATAAAACCAGTTACGAAGCCAAGTAACAATCCCACTAATGGTCTTGCTCATACCATCACCACTTTATTCAAGATAATCAAAAGTGATAGCCCCAGTTTCATCATTTGCCTTGGGAACAAAAGTCAAACTATCCCAGTCAATCACTTGTGATTTCTCCGCCTTGCTTCCTAATTTGGTATTAATATTAGCATTAATAGTTGATTGAGTAGCATTCGCAGATGTGCCAATATTCGCCAAAGCAGATGAATGCTTCATATGAGAAGACAGAATAGTAGCAACCCTTTTCACAACTGAAGAATCACTAGCATCAGTAATCAATATATTATCCCCACTAGCGATTGACACAGCAGTACTAGTAATCTTACCATCATTAGTAATCTGACCGTGAGTATGACTAGATGGAGTAAAAGTTGATGGAATATTATTAATATCAGACCAGTCAATTGAAAGGTCAGATAATACATCATCATCCAACTTCTCCCAAGCATATGATCCACTACTCTCAACAGTAATATAAATATCATATTGACTATTACTGCTTAACAAGTATAATGCATTCATAGTAGATGCAGATGCAGTAGGCAATGTAGTAACTACCTTGATTATATCCGCACCAGTCAAATTCCCAATGATATTATCAATACTCTCATTGATAGTATGTTGAGATGCATTCGCAGATGTGCCAATATTACTTAATGCACTAGTTTCTGTCACATCAGTACTGCTATGAGTATGCACACTATCTGCCTTACCATTAACAGTAGAAGACAAACTGTTCAAATCAGATTGAGAAGCCTTGTTATTAATTTGTGTCTGCAAAGCATTCTCCTTCGTAGTTATTTCATCTTTGTCATAGAACCAGCCTTTCAGCCAAGTTACTATCCCACTAATTGTCTTATCAGCCATTTTTCTTATTCTCCTGTCACATATACTACATTCGCACTTAATGTGATTGTGTCATCTCTTCCACTCACGCCTGTAAATCTCATATCGATATCCACATCAAAACCGACAACATCGCCCCCACTCTGACCATCCGCAGAATCTAATCTCTCAATCAGACAATTGACAAAACCATCCAGTTCGCCTTTGGTATACGAATCTCCGAAGGTCTCATTCATACTGCCAAGTATTATAGGATTGTAGATGCTGTTGTCTACGAAGCCAATGACAACCTTGTCACCGACTTGGAGATTATGGGACAAAAGCAATACATTTTCGTGTGTTACTCCATCCTCTTCATCTTCCTTTGCAGTACAAGTGCCATCCGCTCCAACTTCGGTGATTGTCGCATACTTCGTAAAAGCGATATCCCCTATATTGTCAGTAATTGCTTGTAGGTTATTGAAAAAATCATCAGACATCTTCTATACTCCCTGCATCCAATCGTGCAATCAAGCAATCAATGAAATCCTTGAATGATTGCAAGTCATCTTCCAAACCAGTCACATTACTTTTGGAAACACTTGCAACAACCCTATCCTTGCTATTTGCAGAGTACTCAAAAGTTAGGCTTGTGATTGTCGCATCAGCTAATGTGAAAGTCACATCTATTTGTTGAAGCTTTGATAATTCAACATTACTTGCCAATGCAGAACCATTCGCTACACTCACGCTGATGGGAGTCCCATCTATTTTTGCTAGACTGCAAGACACATCACCTTCTGCTTCCCAACTGATCTTGCTCCATTTCTCGAAGAGTGCGAAGTTGGGGTAGACTCTGAAAGTGATAGTGCCTGTCCCAGTCAAGCTTGTGCTTGTCACAGTCACATTATTGTTCGCAATCATAGTCACGAGTGAAACTCCTACCAATCTGTCAACATTCAAGTTACTGTTGAAACTTCCATCAGAGTACATACTAGGCAGACTTGAATATACTGTCAAGTCAAAAGCATCTGCGAGCAGTATGCCATCATTGAATTGCTCCGCATAGGGTCTGCTGTTGTTCGTAAAATATCCTGTCATAATTATCTATTCTCCGCTTGCATCGTTTGTGCTTATATCAAGCACATCATAGCTTATTGAATCTATTATCATTTGAAAATCGTTTGCTCTGCACATTACTGCTGTATCATCCCAACAAGGGGTGCTGTTTTTTGCAATGCTCTCGAAATCATACTTGTCCCAGTCATCTTCCAAAATGCTGTCTTTCATTGCGATGACTAGCAATTCGTAATCAATCATCCAGTCACTTCCTGTATGAGTACATTGCCTTTGAGTGATGCGAATTCTTTGACAAGTGCTAGGAATTGTGTATCCCATCCTTGTGCAGGGATGTTGATTTGTGTGAAAGTTGCCACATTCCTTGAAAGCATATCTGTCAGATGCACTTCACTATCATCATTGATGTAATCGGTGACTCCTGCAATGCTTTGATTATCATTGAGCATATCAGTCAATTGGAAAATCCCACTCGGCACTTCTGTGATTACTACAGAATCATTTTCAGTATTGAAGCATCTTTCACTTACGATTCGGATATCCTGCAAGGTCAAGAGTCTGCAGAGATTCATATACAAGTACACACGATACTCGTTATCATACAATTGTCGGTAATTTTCATCATCATCAGTTATCCAAGGTCTTGGCAAATCGTACTCTTTGCCCCATCGTGTGTCTAGTTTTGTTCTTGTTATGAATGCATTGTCGGTTGTTTCTACAAAGACAAAAGTATCTAAAGACTTATCATATCGGTAATGGTCGAATGATTCGTAATCTGTTGTCACAACATAATCAGTATCCACACTCTTGCTCTTGAAATCAGATACATTTGTCCCAAACTCACGATTAACGAGAATACAAGTCAGCACATCACAATCATTCAAGAAGTTACTGCAAATCTCACTCATCCTGTCAAAAGCACCGCCAACTATTTTGTAGAAGAAAAAACCAACATCTGATGGGGGATTCATAAGATTATTTTGTGTGTCATAATAATCATCACAGATAATATCTCCATACAAACTAGAGCCATCGTAAGCCATTACGCATCATCCCTCACGATTACACTCTTGAAGCTTGCTTTGATGATATCCACATTCGGATTAGCGATATAATACTCGTTCTTATTGACTGGCATTTCATCGGTCACTTCACGATAATTTTCACCATCGGTCTGTACGATTCTGCAAACAGTCACTTTTTCAACCTGCTCTTCAATCAATACTGCCAAGTTGGTTGCAACAAAACTATTGCCAATCAAACCAGCATCATTGAATTGAGTAATAACACTACGAACACTATCAGAGATGCTTGACAAAGTCGCATTAGGATAATCTTCACTATCCCACATCACAGCAATAGCGTAGGAGTACTCCACACCATCAATCTCTTCATCAACCAAGAAAGTCTTGCTACTCGCAGGGAGTATGCTCAAATTCAAACCAATGATATCATTTTCTTCAAGGTTGAAGAATTGCTTCAATCGGCACTCTGCTTTTGTCATCATCCTAACAGTATCATTCTCATACTCACGAAGATCTGCTTGACAATTGCAATCAGTCAGTTCACTACCAAGATTGGTGGGTTTGAAATACAGTAGCATATCTGTAGTACTCAAATCAGATTTCACGCTATACAAATCACTTACTGCTTCGGCTACACTCTCATCATCCAAAGGAGCAGTCATAAACCACCTTCGGCTATTGACTGGATAATTGAAAGGAGCAAGAATTAATCGTTGTCGGTAGGGATCATCTTCTTCAATGTCTGTCGCACCAGTCATCGCTGATTCGTTGGTGACAGTTACGATGTTAGGTACACTATCCGAAAGTATGTGTACGATAGTTCCTGCGAGAACATTATTATACTCTCCATCTTCTTCACTTATGACTTCGGCAGTCCCAGTCAAGTTTGTGCTGTTGAGTATTACTTCTGTTTCGGTTGTGAATCCGATTGCATCATCTGTAGCGACTACAGTTCCAACTGGGATTGTGATTGTGTTTTCACTTGCATACCCTGTTGGCAGGCTGAATGTGACTACGCCTTCTGATGCACTTGCATTACCCCTATGCACGCCGACTCTGTCTCCCCAACTGTCTAGGAATTCTCCTTCAGCGGTGGATATGAGCAGTTGTTTCGCATTGTCATCACTCATCTCAATATGCTCGAGCATCAAGTTTGCCATTGTGTCAATTAGATGATATGCTTCGCTACCGATACTGAAGTCGGTTATTTTTGTGTATCCTTCAGTATTCGCATCCAAGTACATTTCTTGTATCTCATCACGAATGTCTGATTTTGTTATGTCATCCCCATCTAGGGTAGTGAATTCTATGTCTTCTTCAGCCATTCTTGTTAGTCTCCTATATCAATTATTAATTCTTCTTCAGTACTATTCACGAGTAGTATGTGTATGAGTACTTTGAATCCATTTTCTGTGATTTTTGGTTCAATATTTTCAATACTTGCGACTCTCTCTTGTTTTAATAGTGCTTCTTTCACATATACTGCAAGGGCTTGCATTGTTGCATTGTTTTTGTCTTCTCCAAGTACATCAAAGCACTCACTACCATAATCCGAGTCGATACTAGGATATGTTCCTACTCGTGTGAGCAACTGATTCCTTATTGACTGTTTCGCATTATCCAATTCGCTTACGAGTCCGATGTCCCCTGTTGAAGATACAAAGCCTTCTGAAGAGTAGTCGCAACCATATATCTCTTCATCCGCCAACTAGCTCACCTTCTCGATTTTCTTCATCTCAATGCTTTTCTTCGCATTGCTACTGCAATCATATGTTTTTGTACTGCTATAATTCCACATATGACCATTTGTCTTTCCATTTAATGTGTATGTTCCTTTTCTTATCCCTGCAGGTTTCCCAGTCGCTCCTTTTGTGAGCATTGCGAAAAGCCAGCTGAAGTCACAACAGTTAGCAGTTTTACTGTCCCAGCATTTCTTCGCAGACTGCTCGCCAAACTTATTGTACTTCTCGGACTTGACAATGTGGTCTGTGTACTTCTTATACTTCCAACCACCAGTTCCGCCTGCAGACTTAATCCGCAACCACTTGTAACATTTCTTGATAGTTCCAAGTTCTTGACCTTTGTGCAAGATTTTCTTCGCAATCTTACTATCCGCCTTCAAACCAATCTTCAAATTCACATTACTACACTTTGCATTAAGTGGATTTGATTTGCTATTTCCAAGGATTGTCCCATCCTTACTCCTTGCAACATCTTGACCATCATAAGTTTGGGGGTAATGGTTTTTGCCTTCGATGAGATCAAGTGTGAGTGTTTGATTGTCGATGTCTTCTTTCATCTTGTCAATGTAGAGTGCTTTGCCTTTTGTCTTTGGGAATTTGTCTAGACTGACTTCGCAAAGGTCTCCAGTCTTCAAATTGCCAATGTTACTGATTTCCAAGGTTGCTTTGAAGTCGGTTTTTGTGTTGAGTGATTGTTTTGCCTTGGTTTTTGCTTCTGCTCGAGTCATACTGCATTTTTGTGACTTTGTCTTACTGCTTGCGACTTTTGTTCTTTTGTTTGGTGTAACTGTCGCAGGAGTCAACTTTCCCCAAGGTTTACCGCTGTGAGTGTCAAGTCCGCTAACACAACAGAAATCCGCATCACAACCGCCCCCATAATTGGGTGGATGACCATTGCCACAGGTCAATTCGGCTTCAGGAGCTTTTTTAGGGTTGAATGTGAGAGTTCCGCTCTTCTTACACAAAGGGCAGTAATTTTTCCAAGTCTTTTCTTGGATCTTATATGCATATCCGCTTTTTTTCGGATATGCTCGTGTGGTAATCGTTTTCTTGTCATCAGAGAAAGTTGCTCTCTGTCCTTTTAATTGTGCCATTACTGATTCATCTCCTTTCTAACAGTTGAATTTGTGTGGGTCAGAGTGGTACGCCCAATGACCCCCATTTCCCCAATGACCGCCCCATCCTCGGCGAGTCACAGTATCAGTATCAAACCATTTGCCATTAATCTTGGTTTGGGGGAAGAAATGACCATTAATGTGATTACATCGGACTTCCAAGCCACTAGCATACGCCAAGCACATATACAAGTGAGTTTGGTCTGCACAATTCCCTGCACGAGCCTTCAAAGTACCCAATGCATTCTTCCTTGTGCAGGCATAATATGAATATTTGATGTTGCTTCGCATCCAATTCCATATTGCTTTTGCTTTTGCCTTATCCGATTTTTTCCCACTTGTGATGGATTGAGCTTGTTTCACAATCTTGGACTCAATATTCCATTTCTTGATGTTTGCTTCAGCATTCGCATCAGTAGTAGTTGTTGCAGTCTTGCCTGCAGAAGTTGATGTTGATGTGGAAGTTGTGCAATCTTCACTCTCACTTATCACACCCCATTTCGCAATCAAGGACTGATTCGCACTACTGCTAGCAACAACCTTACCATTATATGTTACAGAGTACTGGGTGATGAAATCACTACTGTCATATTCTTCAGAATAGTCAAGGACATTCGTGAAGACATATCCTTCTTGATTATTCAAGGAGTAGCCGAATCGCATTGTCCCATTCTCATCAATATGGCAACCAATATCATTGCCAAATTTATGTTCAAGATAGCACAACTGATTCGCAATATCCCATATGCTAGTATTCACCCATTTCAACTTTCCGTGTATAATACTAGTCTCTGTGATTCCTGCGGTTGACAATTTGTTAGCATCTTTCTTCAAGATCTTCTTCATAATCTTTGAAGCAGTCATATTCTTGCAACTGAAGGTAATTTTAGAATGATACAATCTCAAATAACTGATGACTTCATATTCATAATCATCCTTTGCGGTTGCTTTGACCTTGGTTACCTGTCCGCCGAAGTTTCTTCTAGTATCTGTTGCTTCGTATCGTATCCTATCCGCTTCAGCCAACTTTATTGGTGATTTGAAACTCATAGTTGAAGCTTCTGTCCGATTCCAGTCAATGCTTGCATCGTAGAAGGGGATGCTAGTGAATGTTGCTTCTCCACGAGCAGTTGAGTGACTATAATATAGTGTGCCTATTGCCAAAAACATCACCTTCTAGTTAATTTTGTACTTCTTTTTGAAGTATTCCTTTGTTTTCTTGTCCCACACCCCTTTGTTGGCTTTGGTTACTTTTATCTTGTACTTTGTTTGCACTTGCTTGACTGCTTTCTCTGTGTGCTTCAAGTACTTGCCATCGACTTTGTATCCCTTATAGTATCCGAGACTTTGTAAGAATTTCTGCAATGT